CTTCATTACTTTTTGCATCACTTGCTGGATTAACTGCACGCGATCGAGCACGTCCTGTGCGGTGCGCTGTTGTACGGGGGCGAGTTCTTCTGTTGTCGTTGTGGCGATTGCTTGGGTCATGGTCATCCTCCTATGCGGCCGATGAGTGCCGGCAGTATGCGCACGCACAGATAGACCGTTGCGATTAAGATCGCCCAGGTCATCCAGCTGCGCTTGCGTGTTAGTGGACGGCGCGGAGTGCGCCAATTGAGATCGTTGGTCTTACTACTTGACGTTGCGGTGTATCGGTGATTATTTTTCACAGGTGACTCTTTTCTTGGGTGGTCACTGTATTTAGCAGCTCGGAGAATTTGAACTTTGGCGGTTCTCCTCTTCGGGCTGCTATTTTTTTACGAGGTCGATCCTCGCAAATCCTTTGGCCCGCCGCGCCAGCCGCCGCGCTGATGGCCGTCGATCGTGGTTCGGAGCGTCTCGACGTCGTGAGGCGTGTACGCTTTAGAGCCGTACCCATTCCGCACGATCCGCAGCGTACCGATGCCGTCGCGACTGGCGACATGCCGAATCCATGCGGCTGTTTTGTTTAATTTTTTGGCGACCTCGGCCGTTGTGTAGTAGACCTCGGCCTCGCCGGCGAGCTCGACAAGTTCGATTGATTTTTGGACCGCTGCGATCTGCCGCAGCAGCCCATCGACGGGCACCTGTCGGCGTCCAGCGCGGACGTCGGCCGTGAGGCGATCGACCAGAGTCGACAGCCCGACGCGAGCCTCCTGTAGCGACGGTTGAGACCCGCCAGCGCGCCGTATCTGCTTCTGTTTTTGCACGTTTTTCTCCTCCTGAAATCGAGTGCAAACCTAACGCCTTAAACTAATCAATAGCGCAATGATGTCAAGGAAAATTTCACAAAAAAAATCGACACCGATCCGCTCGCCGCATAGCGACACCGGTCGCCGCGTTGGTTTTTGCTCAAAAGCAGCTCACGTCCGCCCATCGTTAATTTAATCCCAACGTATTGTATGTATTACGGTTGCACGTAGACACCTCGCAGCGTCCGCCCATTTGGACCTTGTGTCCGCCCATCACAGACGGTGTGTAATCATTTGCAGCACAATAAAATACAAACCGCGATCCTCGGAGTCCGCCCATATATTTAATAAGTACAGCATTATAAGAGTACTACTTGTTGTATACACCAACGACCGACCGCGTCGATCGTCGAAAGAAAACCATTGACAAAGTTGTCAAAAGAGCTATTTTTACGAGATGCCATAATCTCAAAAAAGGAGAGCCGCCAAATGGCCAAGTTATTACGAGAGTTCTACAAAATCGTCGAGGTGCTCGTCGGCGATTCGAAACTCGCCGCTAAAGCACCAAGGTGGGTTAGCATAAATTCAAAGTCGATCGGACTGCCTGCTCAGGAGCAAATGGCGTGGCCGCAACACATCGACATGGGCGACGATGAAATCCATCTGATATACCACTACTTACAAGACGGTCAGCGCGTACAGACGACTCTCGTCGTCACCGACGTAATCACGGAGGAGCTGGCAAATGGAACCTCTTGACTCGCATACGTTGACACTGTTGGCTCAGATGGAGATCGGATGCTGGCCGTCGTCGCATCTCATCAAGGCGACGATACACCAATGCACACCCAAAACCGCACGCGCTGGGTTGGAGTATTTCCAGGCGGTCGCCGCGATTAAAAACGACGACGCGATGCAAAATGCATCGCATACGAGCCCAACTATTAGCGACGCGATAGCTCAACTCACGAGGGACGTCGTGTCGTGGGAGAGCGACGCGTTGTGGCGCGAGGGTATAACTCCCGACGTGCGGCGTAGGGCGCTCGAGGTGCTCCAGGACATCGCGACCCGCAAGTATATATACATGACCGCGCTGCTTGACAAACAGCTAAACTCAGCGTAAGCGTATAGGAGGCAAAACTTACGCGGAGGTCATGCGATGCCGGTAAAAGTCGTAAAGCGCAGCGGTGCTAAACCGTGGAAAATCGTCAACGTCAACACTGACAAAGTCGAAGCCTCGGCCGAAACTAAATCCAAAGCCGAAGCCTCGGCGCGTGCGCGTAATGCGTCCGGCTATGGCCGCAAAGGGCGGGCGCGGAAAAAATGAAAATCACCGCCGAAACATGGGACGCACATCGCTGGCCTAATTTTTCGTTTAGCGAAATGGCCTGTCAACATTGTCCAGATGCCAGCGCGTCCGAGATCGATCCTGACATGATGGACAGACTCCAAGACTTGCGCGATCTCTACGGCCGCGGGTTGCGGGTCACCAGCGGATACCGTTGTCCGAGTCATCCAATCGAGGCCGAGAAACCGTCGGGCGGAGGTGCTCACACAACAGGCCGCGCTGTCGATGTTGCCGTCTCGGGAGCGGACGCCTTTCGCGTTCTCGAGATCGCGCTGTCGCCGGAGATTGGTTTTTCCGGCGTTGGAGTCAAACAGTCGGGAGCGCACTCTGGACGGTTTTTACATCTGGATACAATACAGCCCGAGGACGGCTATAAATGGGAGGCGCTGAGACCTGGCTTATGGAGCTATTAACACTACCGGAGGGCGCGGTTGTATTAGACGGATTCGACGATGCGATCTGCGGAGTAGCGGAGTCGTCTCATATCGACGGCGCAGTTGTTGCATACAGCGTCGAGAAGATACTCTTGACCTTGCAGGCAGAGATGAGCGCGGAGGATGCGATGGAACATTTTGAGTACAACATTGCAGGGCTGGGCGTGGAAAACGGTCCTGTTTTTGTATATGCGTTACGCGACGTGTCCACTAAAACAACCCCCCGAGATTTGTAGAACTCCATGACCGATCGCGGATACTGCGGCGCTAAAAACAGACAGGGCAAGCCGTGCCGGCAGCGACCCACTGCGGGCTCGGTGCGCTGCAAATGGCACGGCGGGATGTCGCTAAAAAAACACGGGATATACGCCGAGGTGTTGACCGCGGAAGAGCAAGACGCATACGACCAGATCCCGATCGGGCGGCTCGATGACGAGCTCAAGATCGCTCGCATTCGGCTGATGCGGGCACTGGCCGCGCGGAAGTTGGTTGACGATGGACCGGACGATCTTGAGAATCGAGCGGGGATGGAGATTGCAGAGGTTAAACAAAAAACAAGCCAGGCCGGCGCTCAAACTCGCACGGAGACAGAGGTCTCACGACGGCGCACTGATTACGAGGCGATCATCGATCGCTATCTGGGTCGCATTGGATCGCTTGAGCGCACGCGAGCCGAACTGCTCGCAACAATGGAACTCGACAACCCCGATGAGGTCGCGCAGCATATACAGGACACCGTCCTGGCAATGCACGCGGCGACGATAGGTGCGAGCGATGGTGCTGAGTAATCGCTGGGAGCCGCTGCGGCCGCACGATGTGCAGCGCGCGCTCTACAACTCGCCGCACCGCTTCACCGTCAACCCTGCCGGTCGGCGATCGGGAAAGACGGAACTCGCCAAACGCAAACTTGTAGCGCGCGCTCTGGTCGGCACCAAATACCGACGCCCGCGATTTTTTGCGGGCGCTCCTACGCGAGACCAAGCGAAGCGAATTTACTGGGACGATCTCAAGGCGCTGGTGCCCGCGGCACTCGTCAAAGGCCGGCCGAGCGAAACGCAGCTCGAGATCAGTCTCGTCAACGGCGCAACGATCGCCGTGATCGGGCTCGACAAACCTGAACGCATTGAGGGTAGTCCGTGGGACGGTGGACTGCTCGACGAATATGCGAATATGAAACGCGAGACATGGCAAGAGCACGTGCGGCCGTCGTTGTCCGATCGCGGCGGCTGGTGCGTGTTTCTCGGTGTGCCCGAGGGACGCAATCACTACTACGATCTCTATCGGCGCGCAGTAGCAGAGCAGGCCGATCGCGGCAAGGACAGCGAGTGGGGCGCGTACTCATGGAGCTCCGCGGACATACTGCCAGAGGAGGAGATCGCCGCAGCCCAGCGCGACCTCGATCCGTTGGTATTCGAGCAAGAGTACGAGGCATCCTTCGTCAATTTCAGCGGCCGCGCTTACCACCCATTCGTCGAAGCGAAACACTGCGCGGCGCGACTGGCAGAGCTCTACGATCCCGACGCTGATCTGATTCTCTGTTTTGATTTTAACGTCGAGCCAGGTGTGGCGTGTGTCGCCCAAGAGGTCGCGCTGCCCAATGGAATGCGCGGCACGGCCGTGATCGGCGAGGTCTGGATACCACAGGCCAGCAACACGCCAGCAGTAGCGGCGCGGCTCGCACGGGACTGGGGAGATCATCGCGGGACAGTCATCTGTCACGGTGACGCCGCCGGCGGTGCTCGCGGATCGGCGCAGACCGAGGGCAGCGATTGGGAACTCGTCGAGCAGACACTGGCACCGGTTTTTCCTGGTCGCCTATCGCTACGACATCCTCGAGCTAATCCGTCACAGCGCGCGCGCATTAACGCAATGAACAGCCGACTGTTGGCCGGTGATGGCTCGGTGCGACTAATGGTCGACCCAGCAGCTGCCGAGCACGTAGTCCGCGACCTTGAAGGCGTCCGACTCTTAGAGGGCGGAGCTGGCGAGCTCAACAAAAAAAGCGATCCCGATCTGTCGCACATCAGCGACGCGCTCGGCTACTACGTCGCCGAGGTTTTCCCTGTCAACGCCGGCAACCGCGTGACTATCGGGGAGATGTCATGGGTGTGACAATACCGATGCGGCCAGCTGTGGGCCGAAAGTACGGCAACAAGCCGACCGTCGTCGACGGATTCCGGTTCGACAGCAAAGCCGAGGCGAAACGATGGGGAGAACTTCAGATACTCGAACGCGCGGGGATCATCACCGAACTGAAACGCCAGGTCAGCTACGAACTCACCGTCAACGATCGCAAGATCGGCAGCTATCGGGCTGATTTTGTCTATAGCGACGTCGAACGCTGTGTAGAGGTGGTCGAGGACGTCAAGGGCGTCCGCACTCCTCTGTATAAGTGGAAACGAAAACACTTTGCTGCCCAATACGGGCGCGAGATTACGGAGGTGGCCGCACAGTAGCCAACGCGAGGGCGTCTATCCTCCTCGGGAATTCGACAAGCCCGACCTCGCGACACTATGCAGCCACCTCCTCACATCCCCCTGCTGAAGAGATAAGACGATATGCCACAAGGAGAGCAACAGCTACTCGGCCCGAGGCTGAACAAAAACAAAAGCGGCGATGCTGACGTCAACACGCCGATCGCAGCATACAATGACATGAAATCGCGTTTCCAGTTGCCGGCCGATCTAATGGGAGGCACGCAGGCGATGAGGGACGCGGCGCAGCTGTACTTACCGCAGATGCCCAAAGAGTCTAACGATCGCTATCGCACGCGGTTGCTCCAGTCGGTGCTCTATGAGGCGTATCGACATACGGTCGACTCAATGACTGGGCGACCGTTTGGCCAGCCCGTGCAGTTGGGCACCGGTGCCCAACCGTTCTTTGAGGAGTTCATCGAGGACGTCGATCTCGCAGGCACCGACTTGACGTCGTTTGCGCGGGAGCTCCTCCGCGATCTGTTGGTCTATGGCAAGTGCCACATACTCGTCGAGTACCCCAATACGGCGATGTTAAGCGGCCGGCTGGGTCGCAGGTTAACTATTCAAGATGAAAGTCAACTCGGCATTCGCTCGTATTTTGTACGCGTATCGCCGGAGCAGGTTATCGGCTGGAGAGGCGCACGCGTCGGCGGTCGTGAGGTGCTCGAGCAGGTGCGAATCCGCACGACGATGATTGAGCCCAGCGAGGACAATCAGTGGTCTCAGGAAGAGCGTGATTATGTCGCCGTACTTACGCCTCGCGAGATCCAAATGTGGGGGCAGAACGAAGACACGGACGAATGGAGACTCGTAGACGAGCCGTATGTCAATACTCTCGGAGAGATTCCTATCGTCACTGTCTACGCCAATAGGCAGCAGCTGCTCACATCGTATCCGCCGCTCGAGTCGCTGGCGTACCTCAACGCCAAACACTGGCAGACGCAGAGCGACCAGGATCAAATCGAAAAAGTTGCCCGCGTGCCGATGCTGTTTTTTAAAGGATTTGCGGACGAAGATATCCAATCGGTCGAAGTCGGGCCGTATAAACTCTTCGGTAATCGCTCTCCTGAGTCGGACATCAAAGTCGTCGAAACCAACGGCGACGCCGTGCGCGTCGGTCGCGAATCGCTCAACGATCTCGTCGAACAAATGGAGTCGATGGCGATGCAACCGCTGATGAGAAAGCCTGGCAATCCCACGGCTACGCAGATCGCCGTAGACGCCGCGCAGAACGTCAGCGATCTCGAAGCGTATGTAATCCTCCTCGAAAAAGGATTGCAGCAGGCGCTGGATTATGCGGCCCGATGGCAGGGGCTGGCACTGGAGCCGCCCGAGGTAAAAATCAGCCAGGACTTCGGATTCGTTTTCGGGGCAAAGGAAGAGCTTGCCGAAATTCGAGAGGACTACAAGCTCGGCGCGATAGACCAACGGACGTACCTATGGGAGCGCCAGCGTCGCGGATTATACTCCGAGGACATGGACATGGACGACGTGATCGAACAGTCGACAGCAGACGCCGCAATGGGAATGCACGCGGCCGCAGCTCCGGTCTTGGAAGATGACGACATCGAAATCAACGAGGCCGCTGGCTAATGACGGAGGCCGTACTACAGGCAGCTGCGCGAGCGAGAGGGCTGGCCGGCAGCAGTGCGTCGATGGAATTGCTCGACCGCGCGCTGCGCCACCAGGTCCACATCCACCAATTCGGCGCGGGACTCGGCGAGAGGATCACCAAAGAATTAGCCACGGCAGAGCCGCAACTCGTCGGCAAGTTGACGGCGCGACTGATGCGCGCACAGCCGCAGCGCGGACCATGGACGACCAAAAGACTCGCACGCATTACGGCCGGTCTCGGCGAGATCGTCGACAACCGCTACACCAAAGTCTATAAAAATTTACGCGAGCAACTGCTGGGACTGTCTACCAACGAGGCTAAATTTGCCGTCAATGGATTCAAGGACGTTGTGCCGATCCGGTTCGAATACGACCTCCCGAGTCCTGAGATGTTGCGATCGATCGTATTGTCGCAGCCGTTCGAGGGGGCGGTGTTGTCGCAGTGGTGGCAGGGTGCGGCAAGAGATGAAAAGATACATCTCGATCGCGCTGTGAGGCAGGGATTAGTGCAAGGCGAGACGACGCCGCAGATAGTGCGCCGCGTGACGGGTCGCCGTGGCGTGCTGGCCCTATCGACGAATCGCGCGAAGGCGCTCATTCACACCGCGGTGAGTCACGTCTCCAACTCGGCTCGACATCAGACGTTTGTGTCCAATCGAAAACTGGTCAAGCAGGTTAAAATCGTGGCCACGCTTGACGGCCGCACGACGCCGATCTGTCGCCTGCGTGACAACCAAGTTTACAACGTCGACGAGGGACCGCGACCGCCGTTTCATTTCAACTGCCGAACCACCGTGATCGCCGTGCTTAAAAGCTGGAAAGAACTCGGCATCCCATTAAAAGATGCACCGCCAGGAACGCGCGCCTCCATGGACGGACAAGTGCCGGCCGATCTGAATTATCGCGACTGGTTCAAGATGCAGACCAGCGACTTTCAAAAGAGCGTACTCGGCCCGCACCGTTTCAAAGTCTTCGAGGCTGGGCTCGACAATGTCACAAAATTCGCGAACAACGCCGGCCGTCTGTATACACTGCGCCAGCTCTACGCCAAGTACCCGAAATTCGCCGCAGCTGCGCGACTCATCGAGCCAGGACAACTCCCCGACAAGCGGTCCGCCATGGAGACGTTTGAGCTCGAACTCACCAAAGCCGGTAGCATAGTAACGGACCGCATTCCAGCTGACGCGACGGACTACAACGACTTCCTGGCGCGACTCGATGAGTCGCGGAAGCAGATCATAGCAGCCCGAGCGAAAGCGGTCGCTATCGATGCAAGTATCTCCGCCGAACCAATGATCGCAGTGATGAATGCACTCGACGACGCCGCCAAAAAATACCGCGCGATAATCCTACGAGCGCACACGGCCGCAGAGCTCAAGGAGATTGCCAAGGCGAACAAGATCAGCAAGTGGAACTGGGCGACCAAGGATGAGCTCGCCATACTGATGTCGGAGTCGGAGTTCAGCAAGCTCAGGGACTCCGCCGTGGCTGCAATTAATCTGCGCCATGCCAAAAAGCGCAGCCAGGACGCCGTGCGTCGTGCGCGGAAGAGGCAAGAGGCGGAGGCAGAGGTAAGGACGGAAGTAGAGGCGGAAGTAGGGGCGGACGAATTGACTCAAGCGCGCCGCGCCGAATTAGACGCGATCGCGCGCAATCCAGAGCTGCCGATCGCGGAGCGCGTCGCCGCCTATGGGCAATTGACAGGCAACAAAAAGATCCGCGACATCCAGGCGCTGATGAAGCCAGATGAGTTTGAGCGAATACGGGAGAACTACATCGGACAAGAGCCCGACGTCCGCGACAAAGTGCAAAAGCATAAAAACACCGTAGAGTATTACGAAAAGAAAATTCCAGAAACTGAAGCAGAAATCGATGAGTTAAATAAGATCGCAAAGGTCCGACGGAAGGAAGTTAAAAGGCTAAAGGCTGAAATTCCAGCGCCGCCAGCGGTGCCCACGCCAGAGCTGCGGGACGCCTTTCTCAAGGCAAAAAGGGACGTGAGTGATGCCCAAACTTGGCTTAAGACGCAGCGGACGCAATTGAAAGAAATGCAAAAGCACTACCGCGACGGGCAACTGGGGCTTGCGGACGCGGAGCGAGTGCTCGAGAGCATTAAAAAAGTAAAGGCTGGAGAGATGACCTTCGACCTGAAGGCTAATCCGCCACTTAACGTAATAACTCGCTGGCGGAAAGAAAGCGCGAGAATTATAGGCGGCGCAGATGCAGATAAGCCTGGGCTGGACTTGGATAATGAAAGCAGAAAAGCACGCCTTGATTCTGGAAGCGATCCCGACGATTGGACCTACGATCCCGACGCTGTGGACGCGATGGAAGAGGCGGGGAAGTGGGTCAGCACAGCCTTGTCTCCGGCGGCAACGATAG